CCGAGCTTGAGCATGAGGTCAGCATCTTGCGTGACCGTGTGAAAGATGTCGAAATGGAATTACTGGCGGTTCAGAAGTGATTCAGAAAATAATTTTATTGGTGCTGGCGGTGCTGGCACTCTTTTACTTTGACTCGGAGGAGTTCGATGGAAACAATAATCAATTTTCTGCTGATGGGACTCATTGGCATTGCCATTGCAATTGTGGTGCTGATGTGCGTCATCAAAGTATTGCTGGATCAGACCGAGGACAAGTGAATGCCCAGACCTAAATCAGAGTTAACCACCAATCCGAAAATCGTTGGTGCGCGTCTGACAAGAGAGCAATTCAAAGAATGGCGCAAACTTGGCGGGTCAGTCTGGTTGCGGGAATATTTAATTCAGAGTGCTGAAAAGAGGTTACAGGCATGATTGAAACAATCCGCACCATGTCTGGCAAGCAACACGGCCTGCGAGGAGATCGTCAAACGATTGTGACGGTAGGGAAAATCTACCGTTGCAGCATCTGCGGCAAGATGTTCACCGACAGGGAAGAGGCAGACAGACATGACAGGCGCGAGCATGAAATCCGCAAGACTTCCCAAGGTAATTGATTTGCTGCAACGCACAGCCTGCACAGCGCCAGAGCTGGCCACCAAGGTCTACTGCACCGAGAGGTCAGCACAGCAGATGATCAACCGTCTACGACTCGCTGGAACTGTCCACATCCAAGAGTGGCGCAGATCAGGTAATGTGCTGGTGGCGGTGTATCGCTATGGCATCGGCACTGATGCTGTCAAACCACCACCGCTGACACCTGTGGAGAGACTGCGCCGATTCAGAGCGCGTGAGTCATTGGACGATAAGGCTTTCCGCTTGGCGCGTGAGAGAGGTAAGAGATTAAAGCCACGGCGCGATCCGCTGGTGGCTGCACTGTTTGGAGATAAGTGATGATTGACAAAGAAAAACTTAAAGCATTCCTGATTGAAATGCTTGATGAGGCAAATGAAGTACAAGTTGCATCCGGTGAAACACCGTCAGCGCAGGAGGCCATCAATCAAATTATTGATTGGCTTGATGAAGATCAATAATCTTCTTTTCTCAGGATGCCACCTTTGGTAATTCCACCAGCATATTCTTTACCACTGATGATTAAATCTCTGGCGCTCTCAGGAGATATGCCCAATCGAGTTGCTGTTTCGCCAATCTGCTGCGCCAGTAGTTCTAGTTTTGGCGCACCAATAGGTGAAGTAACTCCAGTTGCGCCTGATCCAGCGCCCCAAATAACAGCTTGGGCAGGTACTGCCTCAAGTCCCATAGGTTGCGCCACTTTCTGATTGAACCATGGTCCAAGCGCAACCATTTCAGGCACTGACGCGCTGGCCTTTGGAATTGTTGGAACACCCTTAGAAGTTGTCGCACCACGCACATCAGGCAAACCTACCAAGCGTGACCAGTGTGCGTCCCCAACTGGCCATTGCGTTTGAAAGCCTGTCTCTGGCACACCAGATGCATGGATATAACTTGGTACTTTTGCTGACTTCATCTCATCAAGCAAACCGGTTTGCAGATACTTACCCATTGGACCGGCCTGCGCGGTGCTGTGATATGGATGGCCGATCACTCCAGCCAATTCTGGTGGGAAATTCTTTCCTCGTTTTGTTTCAGAGATACCGCCAAAGGTTCGGAAGTCTTCAAATCTTCCCAATGTGTCCATCATGTTGGCGGCAGTGCCACGATTCAATTCGGTGAGCACTTCACTACCAGGACTCGACATCCCTGTCAGCGTGTTGAATTTGTTGTACTCACCAATAGCCCGATCAGGTCCATAGATATCAACAAATCGTTGATATAGCGGGTCCATGGTGTACCAAGAGGCCATACCTTTGTACAGTTCAGGTTGTTGTTTTGCCTCGGCCACAATGTCCTGCAAACGCTGCACATTGCGCGGATTCATAACCTGTGGCGCGTGCTTTGCACCTTTAGGATTGGCGGCAGTTCTAAACGGTACATCAGTGATATTTCCAGCGCGAGTGCCTTGCTGAGAGATGTCAAATAAGTCCTGTCTGGTCACGCCAAACAATTGTTTCATCAGAGGGTTTTCTGTAGCAACACGGCTTGTGGCTTCTTGCACCAATTCACGCGGATTTTTATAAATATCTGGGAAAGCAATGCGCTCTGGATTCATCACGGTGGCAATTTTTTTAGTGATGCCAGCAGGCGCAAATGACATTGGACCTTCCATTGTCATATTGACCAATTCATCGAAAGCCTTTTGATCTGTGACTTTCATTGGATTCTTTTTATCAGCAAATGCGCGAGCATTCAATGATCGCCATTTGTTTTGAGATTCCTCAATACTTGACACGCCAGACTGCAATAAACCGCCAATTCCTTGCAGTGCTTGCGTGCGATTTGGGTCTTGTAGATAGCCTAAGACATCGCCAAGTAATCCAGTTTCTTTTGCCATGATTTATTGTCCTTACTGGAACGCGCCTGGCACTCGGCCTGCCGCAACACCTGTCAGACTGTATGGGACAGTCTTTCCGGCAAAGCGCGAAAAGTCATTGATTTTTTTCTGTACCAATGCCCATGCACTTTCATCAGTCAATGCACGGCGTACAAGATTTGGGTCTTCAGAGACAAGTATTTTTGCAACCATGTCACGCTGCGCCTCTGTCATGTTTTTGTTTTGCTGTGTAGCAACCTTCTTGACAATATTCACGGCTGATGCGGCCATCGTTACAGGATTTGCTGTCATCACATTTGCGATTTCTTCAGCAGAGATATTCATTCCAGTGCGAGCCGCCTGCAACAATGTCGGCGCAGTTGTAGAGCCACCAAGTATGTAATTCTTGGCGGCCTGAGACTGAGCCGCAGTATTGATGCGTTGCAAGATGCCATCCAGTTCATCGCCAGGATAGATCGTCCGCAAAATCAAACCCTCTTTAGAGTTCTCATTGGCCAGATTTGCCATCATTGATGTGCGTGTGCCAGTTGTCATTTTGTTGCGAATGGCATCCATAGTTCCTGCTCGGAATGCGGACAACGCGCCAGGCTTTTGTGACAACTCATCAACCAAGATCGCCACCTCATCTGCGGTCTTTCCAAATACCTTGCGGCCATCATCGAATGCATCTTTTGCCGTGCGTCTTACAGCAGCCTGCAAACGGGCATCAGCGAGTTTCTTTGATGATGTGTCTATTGCATCACGCAATGCCAGTTCAACATCTTTGAGAGCGCCTCCAACACCGCCACGGCCACTTTGATATGCCTGATCTACTGATGTCTGAATACCACGGCGAATTACTTCGGCATCCTCCAAAGTTGGCGTGCGATTGAAATTGATATTGCCATCTTTATCAAATGAGAAGAATGGCTTTTTACCTGTCTGTGCGACATAGATGTCGTTGATGTCTTTAACTGCTGACGGTGAACGCTTGAGAGCGTCTGTCACGCTTTGCAGTAATGTCGAATCAATAACGCCACCAGTTCCAAAAGCATCTTTGTATGCCTCAGATTCAAGTTGTTTCAACTGCTTGTCATTCAATTTGAATTGAGCCAAGACATTACCCTCTTGACCGGCCAATGTCTTTTGCATATCTGTCAATACTGAGGTGCGTAACTCTTCGGGTCTGCGCGTCAGAGATGACATCAGTGTGGTTGCTGGCTTACCTCCTTGAGCATACAAACCACGCACAGCAGCCAGCAATGTTGAATTTTCAGCCATGATCTCACCGCGAGCAATGCGGTCAATGATCTCGTCTGTGGTGAGTCCAGTGTCACCAGCTAAACGCTGCAATTCAGTTTCAACGATTTTTGCGCCACGGCCACCAGCAAGTCTGCGTGCAAAGTCTGTTACCTTATCAACAAGCATTCCAGTTCCAGTAATAGCCGTCTTTACTACTGGCGCAACAGCAGCACCTGTCAAAGTGCCGCCAGGCACTTTTGCTAAACGATTGTAGATATCGCCCTCACCAGACATGAATCCGGTTGTGCCTCCATATATACCGCCAAGAGCAGATGTACTAAGCAAACCCCTAATCACATCAGTGGTTGTTTTGGCCACAACAGGCGCTGTTGCTGGTGCAGCCGCACCACCAGTAGCCAATGTCACGGCGGCAGTTGGAATCAATCCTCCTAAAGCCTCATAACCAAGTGATTCAAATGGACGCTCTTGTTGATATGCCTTTGTTTTTGATCTGATGTCAGCCAATGCAGACTCATAATTCTCACCTGTCAATGAACGCAAATACGCTTCTGCCTCATCAGCACCTGCCAATGTTGCACCTTGTGCCATAGACCGCAAACGCTGAGTTGGTGCTGGTGGCGCAACTGTTACAGGTATTGGTGTGACTGGAGACACAGGTTGCTGCGTTGGAAGTCCACCAGCAACCTGTTTCAATGCCTCCAATTTTTCAGTTGATAATTTTGAAAAGTCACCCTTTTGGATGGCCTCCAACTCGTCATAACTGAATTGACTTAAATCGCCAGTCATCGTCTGCCTCCAGCAGCTTTACGCCGATCAATCTCTTGCTGAATTGCATTTTGCAATGGATTTAGTGCTGTTGCACCATATGGTTGTACTTCATACATTGGTGCAATTGGCGCAAGATCAGGTATTGCTTTAACAGCAGTTTGCAATGTTTGTTGATGACCAGCAATTCTTAATCTTGCCAAGCGTTGAGCCGCCATCAATCCTTGTTGCAATTCTCCTGATGTCAAACTTTGATCGCCACCAGCAGCACGGCGCAAAATTGCTCTCTCACCTTCAGTCAATGCGCCTTGTCCACGCATTTGTTCGGCGGCAGAAAGTTCTTGTTGCGCTAATCCTTGAACAACAGTCGCTGTATTTCTAAGAATCTGATCTGCATTTTCTCCAGCAATATTTAATTGCTTGCCAATTCTTAACAAAGTTGTTCTTGTATCTGCGGCTGGACCAACAATGGCGGTATCAAGTGCAGGCAATATTCTTTCAATATTTTGCAATGTACTATTTGCTGATCTCGCAGAATCTGCTGATGCAGTCAATTGTTTGACAGCATTTTCATACGCAAGTTCAACGCCTTTCTTTTCTGCGTTTTGAGTAACATTCACATTGCTTGCGGCTGATCTGCGAATCGCCATGATGTTTTCCATGGTGATTGGCATTCTGGCGGCCTGCAATAGTCTGACTTCAGTAGGTGATGCCTCTGCCTTTGGAGATACGCCAGACACAACTTTGTAACTACCATCCTCGTAATATTGCACCAATGCGGGTTGCCCACCAATCATTACCTCTTGAGGTTGTCCTGTTGGCTTTGTCTCAGGTGTAACTGGCGCAGGAATTACACCGCCAGTTTTAGTCTGAATATAAAATTTTCCATCAGAAGCCCTGAACGGTTGGCCAGTTACTTCCTGTGGCTGCATCAATTTCAATGCCTCTGGAATACCTTTTTCAGCAGGCAAAGATGCAAGCAATGCGCGTTGCTGTTGAGTCAGTGCAGCGCCACCAGTTGGAGTGACACTCGGCATGGTCTGACCAATCAATGCGGCACGCTCAACAGTTGGACCAGCAGCCATGCCAGGCACTGAAATGGCTTGCTCTGGCGTGATTGTTTGTCCTTCTGATGGCTGACCCATGATGAATTTTTGATATGACTCTTGAGCCGCCTGCGCTCTCTTTGCCTCATCCAACTTCTGCTTGGTGAGTAACTGCGCCAATGCACCTTGTTGCGCTTGCTGATAACCGGCAGAGCCAGCCTGAAACGCACTGCCCAATGCCTGACCAAGTGAAATTGGCGTAGCACTACGGCCACCGGCTTGCAACAACGCGGCAGCGGCTTGCAGCATGGCTTGTTGTTGCATTTGACGCTTCTGATCTTCGGTCAGATATTCATCAAGCGCAGAACCGCCACCGCCAAACAGCAATCCACCAAAGCCTGATGGGGTGAATCCACCGCCACCAGACTTCATTGGTTCAAAAACAAATGGTTGTGTTAAATCGTCTGCCATGATTTACCTTACATGATTCCAAGTAAGCCGCCACCGAGAGCGCCGATTCCAGCGCCCACGCCTGTGATATTTCCAAGTTGAGCACCCATCAAAGCGCCACCAAGACCACTGATTGCTGGATTCCTGTAATACGGTGTCTGAGTTGTGCCACCCAAATTTGGCAGGCTCAGACTCAAACCGCCAGATGCCACTTGCAACTGTTGCAAAGCCTGATTGCGTGCCGCATCCAACTGAGCCTGTTCCAACTGCTGACGCGCACCGCCCAACTGCATTGCTGTCTGAGCGCCTTGCAGATTCATGCCACGCGCTGCCTGCGCCAACTGTGCGGCTTGGCCGTAACCCTGTTGACGCATTTGCGCGGCAGTCTTGGCGGCGGTCTGCAACGCGCCTTGGTTTGTCAGCGCGGCCTGCACACCGTAGCGCGAGCCGCCGAATGCCTTGGCCTGTGTAGCTTGTTGCGCGTCACGCAAAGCCTGCATCTGTCTGGCTTGCTCAATGTCGCCGAGTGTGCCTTGAATGACTTGTTGCTCATAAGGATTCTGGAATTCCTGAATGCTTTGAGCATTGAATGGAGTCAGACCAATGTTGTATGCGGCCTCTTCTCCGGCCTTGTACATGGGATTGAATCCAGCAAATTGCTGGACAGGCAATCCTGCCGCCACACTTCTGGCTTGTTCCAGATTCTGCAAATACGCAGTCTTTAATTCTGGATCAATGCTGGTGGTGCTTACGCTTGTGCCGCCTTTACTCATGTTGCTTACTCCTTAAACCGTTTCGCCATTTTCACGAATGAATTTCGTGTCATTGCCCAATACATTGAAAATCTTCATCCAGAATCTCTCAACTGGTTTGAATATCCAGCCATGACGGTTTTGGCCATAGTGCCATTTGCCATAAGAAACCAGAGGATCGGCAAATGTCTTTGCCACCATGAATTTGAATAATCTGGATTCGCGCATCAGTGGCACGAATACTTCGGCCAACTTGTAATAGCCGCGCTTGTTGCGGTCTGTGATCTTCTCATCGCGGTATCTGCGAACAACTGCATCCATTGTGCCGTCACCGTATCTAGCCTCCAGCATGATGAAACAGCAGCCAGTGCCTCCACTTCCACCACCAGTACCACCACTTGCAGCACTTCCACCACCTGATGAAATACCACCCATAGGGCTACCACTGCTTGTACTGACTCCTCCAGTACCAACACCGGCTGCAGCGGCTGCTGCCGCAGCCGCATTGGCGGCAGCAGCTTGTCCAGATGTTCCAGAGCTTGCAATGCCACCCATAGGACTGCCACTGCTTGCGCTAACACCTCCAGAAGAAACAGTTCCACCACCACCGCCAGCAGAAGAAAGTGGTGTTATTGTTACTGATGGGGATGTAATGCCATCACCAGTAGTAACTGCTGAACCTTCACCAACAGTTACAACTGGAGTCACTGTTGGTGAAAACAAACTTGGTTTATATCCACCCATACCGCCCATTGCATTGACAATCTGTGCTGGTGGCGTATAAGTTCCTTCAACCATGGTTGGCTCATTTTTACCTGTGATTGCGTCATAAGCCATCATCAATAATTTTGGACCAAGAATCATATTGATCACATCAGCATTTTTTTGCTGGAATTCTGCAAGTTCTTGAGGTGTCATTGCATCAAAAAATGCATTGATGCGAGCTTGTTCTGCTGGACTTCTGGCGCCACCACCGCCACGAATATCAGTGATGCCACCCAATTGGCCAAGCAAACCTGATGCACTACGCTGGCTGAAAATACCTGGCTTATAGCCGCCAGAAGTTCCGAGCAATGAATACAGTTGTGGGTTGCTGGTGGCCTGATATTCCTGCATCTGCGCCATGGCTTTTTGATATGGAGTCAAACCAGTTGACAGCAAACCTGTCGGCTGTACTGGTGGCGGTAATGATGTCCAGCCACCGCTTGCTAAATAATCTTCGTTTGCCATTTATAAGTCCTTGCACAGAATGAACCATTTCGGTTCGTAACCTTCATCCTTCAAGAATGTCCTCTCCCAACCTTTACGGCCAGCGAGAGACACTCGGCTGCAACCTATGCTCTTACCCCATTGTTCGATCAAAGGTCGCATCAATCGGAGTTCATCTAGGTCGCCACCAGCAAGGAAATAGTGCAAGTCCTTTAACTGTGGGTAGACAATGATCTCTGTCACCACTGCTGAGTCGCGGCCTGGCCAGAATTGAAACCGTCCCGCGCGAATCCCCTCAGCAATATCCTCAACTTTATGAGTTCCTCCGGAGTATTCTAGTGCCGCAGCCACATGATGGCGCAGCCTCTCAAAGTCTTCCTCGTCACTCAACGCTTACCCATCGGCACAACATCAAACCTGTTAACGCCCACTCGCCAATCCTCCAAGACTGCGCCGGTATACTTGATCTTGACCTGACGGCCAGAAAACCGCACATCTGTTGGCTGTGCCGCTGGATACGGTCCATGGCTTGTTTCAGTGGAAGTCGGATACATCCGCGACTTGAAACTGATTTGTACCTCGCCCAGCGTCTGCTCGTCTGGTATCACCTGACGCACCGACATGATGTTCTCTCCGACACCAATCTCATACGGTCCAGACTCGGCATAGACCGAGCCGCCATCGTAGGCATAGCCAACTTCGTGCTCGTAGATGTAGCTATCAGTTGACACCATCAAAGGATTCAGGAATACACCCCTGTCAGTGCCTGCGGTGCGAGCCATTGTGCCGATATTCCAGTGGCTTTCACGGTAGTTGTAAGTCACATAGGAATCGACTTCGTTGCTGGCGCTCGATGGGTAATACCACCAGATTTCGCCGTATTTGCTGTTGTGAACCGCGTAAACCTTGCTGCTCTGGTTGTAATTCATGTTCTGGAATACATAGTCAGAGACATCGCAAGGCAATGGTTTGACATATCCATCAAACATCCAAAAGCCTGATTTGCTCATCCACATGGCGGCAGTGTCAATGGCGGCAATTGCTTGGCTTGAAATCACGCCACAACCTGACCCAGCCTTCTCAAACGAATAAACATAGGGCAGGCCGACATAACTTGCGGTATGCACATCAATGTCAGTAAACAGCAAATTGATACCTCTGACGCGCTTTCCAGCCTTCAGAGCGCCGGCGGTCTGCAACTCAAAATCACCGGCCTGATTGTTGGCCGCCGCCGTCCAAGTCGTGTTGTCCTCTTGATCGCACCACTTGACCAGACGCGGATTGTCAGATGCGCCCAGAGCAAACAGAAATCGCTCTGCGGTGGACAATACAGCCGCACAACCTGTTGGCGCGTTGGTGATGGCCGCCGCCAAGGTTGGCGTTGAAAATCCTAACTGCCATTCGTACAGTTTGCCATCAGAGTCGGAACAGGCAACCAGATATTCGCCCCAAGTGTCCAAACTCCATGTGGTGGCAGGCAATACTGATCCATTATCTGGACGCGCCACACCATAGGCATAATTGCCATAAGTTGAGTAACCATAGCCTGTTTTGATGGTGGCATTGGCCTGACCAGCAGTGAATCCTGATGGCGTGATGTCCTTCAGCGTTCCCGCCTCATTCATGGCGTAGAGCTTGGAATGTGTACCGGCGGCAATCCAGCGATCTCCGCTGTTATCTCGCCATGTCAGCAAGCCTCGGCATGAGCCGGTCATTTGACTGTTTGACTTTTTTCGCCAGCCGCCAATTGGTCTGAGCGTGTTCTCAAACCAGCGTACAAGGTTTGCGTCATACCAGCGTCCGGCAGACTGATACTCAGTACCGTTACGGTACACGCCTGGAGGTATTTTGAGAGGTATGAGTGCCATGGCTTAATTATGCTGTTTCTGTGGACAGATTGGACACGAATGTGAGAGTGGCCACCACTGATGCTGTTGTCGGTCTGGTGGGCGATGTGCCTGCTGGATAGGCTTGAATCGTCACTGCAGTATTTGGAGTTGACCACCAGATTTCTACAAAATCATTGGCATCTAGCGTCACAAAATAATTCCAGCCAGCAATGATGTGGCCATTGATGCCGCCATGTTTACTTGGGATGCCTACAAAGCCAGTCGATCCTGGAATATCAGTTCCGGCGCCAGACGCATCCTGACGCAACCAGATGCTGGCATCATGTTCTTGTGTGTCTGAATTTTCAAACTGTGCGCTGAATTGCAAGTTGTAGATGCCAGCCTGCGCCACGGTCAATCTGGATGCCTTACCGCCACTTGTCACCACTGACACGCCATTGCTGAAGTCGGTGGTGTTGAATGTCATCACGGTGGCGGTGTTGGCCGTAGCCGTCTGATCTGTGGTGTCTTGGAACGCGCCATAGGGATTGTTGATCCACTTGCCACCACGCCTGCCGAACAACGCTGAAAACAGTGCTGTGAGCTTGTTGAAGTAGACATTCAGGCCGCCAAAGGATTGCGTGAAAAACCTCTCCTCATAGACTTGAGTTGGCGCACCAAGGTTTGGCGGCGCCGGTGTCGTGATCTGCTGATCGAGGTTTGTGGCCATTATGCAAACGCTCTTGTGCCGGTCTTATCAATGATCAAAGCCATGGCGCGAGGATTGGCATCCTCAGTGTTTGGAATGCTGACATGAGTCCAGCGATCAAACTCACGAATAACTTGGTCATATCCCAGATCAGATGCAATGATTGCTTTGACTACTTCATCTGGTGTCATGCCTGGCACTCGGATATCGGCGGCGCAGCCCCGACGATGCTGTGATTTGTCGCTTGATCCAACTGCCTTATTAACTTCCGCACTGCGGAATGCACTATTCACGATGATCGGTTTACCTCCAATCACAACCTTGACCTGTTCCAAGAATTCAGCCAAACGGTACAGGTTTGCCAATTCCTCATCATTTGGCATATTGTCAAACTCGCGGTGATCGGTATGCGTTAACTCTTCAAGGGTAAAACTTGGTGACAGATTCATTTCATGGTCCTCATTTGTTCGTAGGTTTGGATGCAGGTGTTGAGCTTGCGGATGGCGGCATCTCCTTCGGCTGTGATGGCGATAAGAGCATCAGCAGTCTGTCGGTCAAGTTCGGCTGATGCTGTTCCGCTGTCACTTCCGCTGGCAGGGGCGGCATCTCCGGTGGCTTGTACGGCTGGGCAGGTGGGCGCTTTGACAGGAATCCGCAGGCTGAGAGTGCCAGCAACAATATCGCTACGCAACTTGTTTTCTTTAACCTTTGCAGCATTGTTCGCCTTTCGTAATGTTTCACCATAAGTTTGCGCCACCTTGGACATGGCCTGCTCAGTTTCCCTCGCCTTGGCGTTGAGCGCGGCAATCTCCAACTGCTGGCGCTGATACTCAGCATCCTTTCCCTTGTAGTAGCCACCGCCAAAGGCAGACAGCATGGCCAAGACAAAGCCAAGGATCACCCAAGGGTTAAGCAAACTCATGGCGCTGGCGGCTCGCTGTCAGCGTCTGCATCGGCCTTGGCAATCGCCTTGGCGCTGGCCGAGACAGCAGAACGGCCTGCAACACCACCGAGCACGCCAGTGATGAAAACCATGATGGTTGAAATTTGTTGCGTATATACACGGTCTATGGGCGCAAGGCCACTCATCGGTTGAGTTACGAACGAAACTGAGTATAAAAACATGGCCATTGACCCCAACAGAATCAGCATCAAACAGAAAATCACAAATGCCCAAATTCTGACCTCGATCTCTTCGGCAGTCATGCGATTTGATTTATTCATCACGATAGTTGGCATTACTTCTTCTCCGGTTCGGGTTTAACAAGTTGTTCGGGACAAGTCGCAGTGGCGGTGCAGATCGGAGGCTTGCACTCTTCATTCCCCCAATTCTTCGGGTCTTGGCATGGATACCTAAAACGGTCTTCGCACCCTGTCAAAAACAGGATTGTCAGTAATGGAATCAGGAGTCTTGTCACGCTTTGTCCTTTCAATCTCTCTACGCAATTTTTCCACTTTTTCGGTCTGCTGTTTCACCTCAGCCTTTTGTGTCAGCACATCTAGGTACAGGAATGCGAGCAAGGGCAACATCAGCGCCACCAATATCACCGCAAATATCCACCCCAAGGCGCTCATCACAACATCCTCGCTTGACTCAGCCACACGAACCATGTCCACAGGTACAGGATAAGAATAAGGGTCAGGACGCTTAGTCCCGCTTTTAGCCTTTGGCTTGACTCCCTTTGCTGCCGTTGCCATCTTGCCCTCTTTTCCCGCTGTTCCTGTGCCAGCCTTGCCGCCTCCTGTTCCGCACCAACAATGTCACGCATCTCGAAAACCTTGCTGTACAGCGCACCAAGTTCCGGTGGCGCATTCCAAGTCATCGCCATGCGTATATCTTCCACCAACTTCTGCATCTGATCTTGCGCTCTCACGCGCTTGATCGCCGCCTCGAAATGATTTTGAGTTGGATCGTAGACTGTTCTGGATTTTTCCTCTTCCTCGCGGATGTGGTCTGCGAGTTGTTGCTGGAGGTGGAAAAACTGAATGAGCTGGTCTACGACTGAATTTAAAATCTGCTCTTCATCAGCCGCGACAAACTTCTCTTTTTTCTTGGCTGCTGGCTTTGCAGTTTGTTGCTGATGTGGTGTGGATTTGCTTGTGAAGAATTGCATTAACTTCTTCCAAAACCCTTGCACCTCCTTGCCAATTTCCATCACCTGATCGGCGGTGGCTTTTATTTCTACGAATTGCGTTTTTGCGGAACGATACAAATCACATCCAGCCTGAATCTGCTTGCAGATACCGGCAGCCATGAGGCACAAGGATATGGGGTCCACATCGTTCTCAGAGTCCTAGTACCTTTTTGACCAGTTCACCGGCAAAGCCTGGCCCCAACAACACACCCGCAATCACGATGTAGAGCAGGTACTCAATGCGCGTCATGCGCTTGTCGCCGTCAACGAAAGACTTCTCTATCGCGGCATATCTCTCAGCGCAAACAGCCTCATGCACGGCAAATTCCTTTTCAACATCATTCATTTATAGCCTCAACCCAACTCAAAGTAGATTCATTCCAGTTGTAGAGCTTTCCATCTGTGGGCATAGCAACAGGTGCAGTCCACTGACAAGTTTCTTCTATCAATGTCCAGCTTGGATATGGTTGGGGAGGAATAAACGCATTGCGCTGCTCGTCAAAGGTGTAGCCAATGCCAGCGTAGTTCTTACGAATTTTGGCGTTATAACTGGTTTGTTTCCATTCGCCACCAAACAAACGCTCACAGAATGCTGCACCGATATATTCTTTTTCAACGCCATCAGCATTTGATGTGTCAGCGTTGGCTACCACAATGACTTGTGTGACGATGCCGTTTTCAATCTTTGCAAAGTGTGCCATTAGTTTTTCCCCGAAAGTTTTTCAATTTGTTCAGTTGTCCAGATGGTTGGAATTGAATCTTCAAACGCTTTTATCTTTTCCATAGTTTCATCAATCTCTTTCCATGTCGGACAAGGGCGGTCATCTTCCCATCTTGTGATGTCTCGGTTGTTGATTTCCCACTTTGCACCTGGGCGTAGCAACTGCATTGCCGTGTCGATGCCATAAAGTTGGTAAATTTTGGTCATGTCAATTTAGTTTCAAAATTACGATGCCAGAGCCGCCAGCGCCACCAACTTTTCCTGAACTACTTCCAGAAACACCTCCACCACCGCCACCACCACCAGTATTTGCCGTTCCAGCCGTTCCAGCCGCATTTGTTCCACCAGCACCACCGCCACCAGAACCACCAGAACCACCAGAACCCGATGATTGATTACCACCGCCACCGCCACCAGCGTAAGTGACTGATGACCCGCTTAAAGACGATGCTGTGCCATTGCCGCCCGCACCACCAGATGCGCTTGTCGCAGTAGTTCCAGTAGCTGAAGCACCACCGCCGCCACCGCCGCCACCGCCAACAGAAGTACCTCCAGCGCCGCCATTGTTACCTTGAGATGGCGATGTTGATGGTGTATTTCCTGCGCCACCAGCGCCAGAGTTTTTACCTTGTCCACCACCTCCAGAGCCTCCAGTTGCCCCATTTACACCACCAGTAGCGCCTCCTCTTCCACCACCAGTTGATGTGATTGTGCTGAATATTGAATCAGAACCGCTTGTTCCAAGTGAATCATCTGGACCACCAGACCCACCAGCGCCAACTGTGATGGTATATGTAGTTCCTGCAGTTACTGAAAAACTTGTACCTGTTCTAAATCCACCACCACCACCAGCACCAGCACCAGCGGCAGGGCTACCCCCGTTACCTCCAGAGCCACCGCCACCACCAGCTACCACAAGGTAGTCAACAGAAGTAATGCCAGCAGGTGCTACCCATGTTGCGGTAGATAAGAATTCAATGACTGTGCCTGCTGTAACTGTGTAAGAAATAATGACAATGCCAGAACCGCCATTGCCGCCAGGGCCACCACCATTGGTTGAATTTCTAGCCCCACCACCACCACCGCCTGTATTAGTAGTACCAGCAGTTCCAGAATTTGTGCCAGATGCACCCGCACCGCCGCCACCACTTCCACCAGAAGCAGGAGTATCTCCTCCGCCTCCGCCTCCGCCAGCGTAGGTAACGGAAGAACCACTTAATGTAGATGCTGTTCCATTACCACCAGCACCTGCGTTTGAAGAATTTCCACTTCCACCAGTAGCACTTGCGCCGCCTCCGCCACCAGAGTTATAAGGGGTTGAGGCATAACCAGAACCACCACTGTTGCCTTGCGATGGAGAGGTTGATGGAGTATTGCCAGCACCACCAGCACCAGAACCGCCGCCACCACCACCAGAACCACCCGATGTGCCAGTCATAGACGATTGATTACCTGCCGCACCTCCGCCATTAGAAGTTATTGTGCTAAATACAGAATTAGAACCGCTTGTTGCGTTAGATGAGAAAGGGGCACTTCCACCAGAACCACCTCCACCAACAGTCACCGTATAAGTAGTTCCTGCTGTAACAGAAAAAGATGTTCCTGTTCTAAAGCCGCCTGCGCCACCTCCTCCTCCTTGAGCCGTGTTACCGCCACCACCACCAGCTACAACCAAATAATCAACGCTGGTCACACCAGTAGGACACTTCCAAGAACCAGATGCAAGAAATGATTCAATGACGGTGTAAGTGCCAGCACCACCAGCAAGGAAGAAGTTTTTAGCGGCAAACATTATGGTGTGTATCCTTGTGCAATAGAACCATACCAATTTGTACCATCAGAGATAAAAGTCAGAATGTCCATCTTGCCAGCCGTTGCCGTAATGGTTGGCGCACCAGCAGTACCCCATTTCACAGAAGTAAATGTGGCTGTGCCATTACCTGTGCTTGCGGCTTGCTTAAGCAACAACACAAATGATTTGCCAGCCGTAGCAGTTGGCATAGTAAATGTGCAAGCTGTAGAGGCTGTCAATGTTGCAGTCTGCACAGTGCCATTTGTTAAAGATAATGTGTTTGAGGTTGTGACCGTACCAATTGCAACCACAGATTCCACATAATTGGTCACTGTTGGATTTGTCAGCGTTTTATTGGTAAATGATTCTGATCCGGCCAGTGTTGCCAATGTTCCAGTGGTTGGAAATGTGACATTGGTTGATGCGGTCAGAGTTCTTGTATACGCATAATTTCCAGATGATGTGACAGTTGCTGAATCACTGTTTGCAATTCCAGTACCGCCTTTGCTTGGTTTTAATGCTGGACCAGTGGTAAATAATCCGTCAATGGTGTCCAGATCAGTATTGATCTTTGTCCCCCATGTATCGGTTGACGCGCCAACTTCTGGCTTTGTCAGCAATAGATTTGTGGTGGTTGTATCTGCCATTCTTTACCCCTATGCGGCTTCTTGCCAAGTGATTTCATTTTCCGCTATTTCTGACCAATTTTCTGAGGTGTCAGAAACTGGTGTCCACGACTCCGAGGAATCGGAAACTGGTGTCCATGTCTCAGAATTATCTGATTGCGCCGTCCATGACTCTGGCGTGTCGGGTACTGCGCCCCATCCATAGCCAATGATAGTGCCAACAATGCCCGACAGATCAACGCCAGTGAGCGCCACTGAAACCGACTGAGTAACGCTGCCAACTGATCCTGTGCCATTTACACCTGTAATTGCTTGGAACGATATAACCTCTGCGCCAACAGTGCCAACAACGCCTGTGGAGGCATTTCCTGTGACGGCCTTGGTGCTTGTTAGTCCGACAGTGCCAACAGCACCAGTCACGGCATTGCCTATCGTTGCAATAGATGCGGATGGCGTGACATTGCCAACCGACAAAGTTGACGCATTGCCAGTGGTGGCAACAGTTGATGATATGGAAACAGTATCAACTGAACAAGTTGACGCATTACCTGTGATGGAAACAGAAACAGTTAAACCAACCGTTCCAATATTGCCGGTGGCAATCGTTCCATCCTCTTGAATTGATCGGCTGGCGAGTACAGTACCAACAGAAACAGTGCTCGCATTGCCGCTGATGGCAATATTGGTTTTGCCGTAATTACCTAAACCATAACCACCCGCGCCATAAGTACCAGCCAATATTGGATATTGGCCAGTGCCGTATGTGCCTTTGCCATAAGCAGCCATGCCGCTGCCCCTACGCTCAAGCCAACCGGATCAGGCCGGTGCTGGCATCGTTGGTGGGCATCGTCAGCGTGAATGTTCCAGCAGTCACGGTCTGACTGCCAAATGTGTGGACGCTGACAGCTTTATTCGATTGTGTTGAGTTGTAGATCAACACGCAATCAAAGGCTGTGGATAAGGTCACCGAGGAATAAGTGATGCTGGCGCTTGGCGTGACAAACGCTGTCGTGCCGCTGGTGCTCGGTGCAGTGCCAAATGTCACTGTGACACCGCCTGCGCTGTAACCAGTGCCAGACACCTCACCAGTGGCCGTGTATGCGGTTGTGGACGCATTAATGGTGGCGCTGGCTAAATACAAGGCCGCCTTGAATGTGTCGGCAGTGGTTGCGGCACGAACCACACCAGTGCCGAAATTGTGATGACCGACAAGCAGTTCACCTTTGAAACTTGTACACATTGCCTGAGTATTGGCCATGATTTAATCCTTATCCAATTGCAGCCGCCACACCATCGGCTGCGACATTTTGTTTCAACACAACATGGACTGATCTGTGTACCAGTTCGTCATCCAAACGATATTCAACCCACGAAATGATCTCTTTGTCGTTCTCAGTCGATCCCTCAGACTTTTGCAACAATGACTCGTCCATCTCGCCCTTGGTGGTGGTAATCATCATCCGAATGTCCTCGCACGCGCCATAAGAGCGCCTCCACTGGTTGAACCACGGTCATCAGCCACTTGCAACTGGTCTAAGCCAGCCATGTATAACGATGACCACACTGAGATTCTCGCATCATCTTGCAAATATGGCGCGGCCTGCAAAAGTGAACCATACAAGTACACATCAGGCGCTTGTGTCAGCAACCAATTGGTGGAAACAGTCGATGACAACTTTGTCAATTTGGCATAGTAAACCAAGTCGGCGGTGTATGCGCCATCAGGGATTGGCAACAGTCGGAATTGGTTTCCCACCACAGTGAAATACAGTGGCTTTCCACTGGATAGATAGGTAGTGTTGGACAGCGCGTCCATGGCATCAATCGTCTGAAACTGCAATGCAGTCACTGGATTGGTGTCGAGCTTGATGGATTTCACTTCCAAGAAGTCATCAGGCACTGTGCCGTATTCAGCAGCCGCAGCAAAGGATGCAGTGGCACGCACGATCATCTGTCGCGTGCGTAGCTGACGCTCGATCTGTGCCTCGGCCAGGCTGATGAAGTCAGGAATAACTGAAGTCAGGTCAGACCGATTAAGCCAATCAGCCAGCGATGTCTTCAGTTCGGTGTAGGTGGTCAATGCCATTAGACTGCCTCTTTTTCTTGAACTTCACGCATCACCCAAGTGTGGTCATGCTTAAACTCAAACATCCCAATATGGCCTATTTCCTTGCTCACATCGTGATCAATCCATATCTTAAAGCCTGCCTCTCTAGCTTTCTTACAAAAGAAAACATCTTCTCCAATATACCCACGCTTGTCATGCCGCCATGGAGTTTCAAACCAAGGCTCTGCTAACTTTGCAAAGACATTGGCCTTGATCAGCATCACGCCCATACCAACTGAGCCAACTTCTTGCAGGCCAGTTGATTCGGGCATCGTATATACCAACTCACGCTCGCCATTTTCTTTATAAAGCTGTGCGGTTGGTCCTGTTGGCATACGTCTGCGCGCGCAGTTGGTTGCCACAATGTCCAAGTCATGTTGTAGCAAACGCTCAATCATGTCCTGTGGAAACCGCATATCTGAATCAATAAAAAGTACATGGGTACATTTTTCACGCATCGCGTCTAGGCACAATTCAGCTCGCTGATTGGCGATAAGCGTCCCCTGTGATATTTTCAAGCTGATGGCATCATTGGTGTTCAATGTGTGATTAGCCACCATGTTGACAAGATCATAGGTAAACATGGTGTGAACCATGTCACGCGCTGGTGTGCATACTGCGATGTATTTCATACTTGTCCTGGTCGTACACGAAAAAATCTGTTCTCTGGATCATTGAGCCAACGCTTCATATATTCCTGATCATCCAGCTTGCCCTCTGCTCTCAACTGAGCATATATCGACATAGGAATGCTTGCAACGCGGTGAAACTCACCCTTCCAGTTAGCACGCTCATCAACCATATTGAATTCTTGCTTGTTCTCTTCAATGATGGCCGTTACATCCTGCTGCGTCTGAATCGTTGCCTCATCAGTCTCATCGTTGTAGTGCCAGTAGCGTGTGATTCCCTGATCTTTGTCTTCGCTGAATATTCTTTTTTCCATGTAAATAAGGGGAGGATTTCTCCTCCCCTTTTTCCTCTCAGTTGATTAAGAAGTTACCAAGTCTGCTGCCAGACCATGTGCGTTTTCTGCCAACACTTTGTGGCCGTATTCGACCAAAAGCATACGCTTCTCGGCATCACCAGTCTTCGCCAACTCGACTTGTTGGTAAGGACGCAGGACAACCACTTTTGCGTACTCAGGATCAAGTACCCATGCATCACGCTCGCGTTGAAAGCGGTTGGGAATTACAGAAACTTGACCAAAATCGCTGACATAGATGTCGGCTGCACCAATGATGGTTGCAGGACGGTCACCGCCATTGATGTTGTAGCGAGCTGATGCGATGCCAGAGAAACCTGACACGCGCTGCTTGTTGACAGGACCAACCATCAAAATCTTAGGTGTGCCGCCTTGTGTCCATACTTTCTGAATCACATTCTTAAGAATGGTTTCAGTGAAAGTACGCACAGTGCCGTCAGTGCGAGCTGAGTTAGGCAAGGTGGTGTAGCTAGGATTTACGCCGTTGGTAGTGTCATAGTCCACATTGGTTTTGATGAAAGCCTGCAAAGAAGCAGTCACGCGAGCTGTGGTGGTGTTACCGGCAACAGCAATGCCGCCATTCAACATCACAAACTCTTGGTCGCGCTTCAAT